CCACGTACAAAAATACAGAGGCGCAGAAGACGCTCAAGTCAGAACAGAAGAAAGGAGCATCTCAGGCAGAATCTATTGCCCAGAAGCTGGCGAACCTCAAACAGCAATCAGAACTTGCCGCCGACTCAACTAATAAGCTGAGCCGCGAGCAGGCGATCCTGAATGCGCAGCAGTCGCTCGGGAAAGGTGCAACCAAAGAGCAGATAGCACTTGCCGGTCAGTATGCGGCCAAAAAATGGGACACGGCCAATGCCATTAAGGCGCAGGCGGCAGCCGAGAAGCTCCTGCCAGAAGCGCGCGAAAACGCCAGCTATAAGCAGGATGTTGATGACCTGAAAACCGCTTTGGCGGCCAAGAAGATTAGCCAGGAGCAGTACGACAAAACTGCTGAGCGGCTTGAGGCCAATCATCAGGCGAATTTGGCGAAGATACGAGCTCAACAGGTTGTAACCCCTCAGCAGTCGGCTAAAGGTGAGGTAGATCCGGTTCAGAGGCTTGCTAACCAGCACGCTCAGGAGCTGGCGTTAATCCAGCAGTTTGAAAGCCAGAAGGGGCAGTTAACCCAGAGAGGGCTCGAACTGACGAATGCGGCCAACAGGAAGTATGAGCAGGAGAGGATTGCAGCTCAATGGGAGATATTCAGAAACCAAAATGCCGGGACGGAAGCGCTGGCTGCTTCAATCGACGCGCTGGCAGGAAATGCTTCCAACGCATTAACGGGAATTATCACCGGTAGCATGACGGCCAGTGACGCAATGCGCTCTCTTGGTAGCACGGTGCTAAACAGCCTGGTTAATACCTTTGTGCAAATGGGGGTTGAGTGGGTTAAATCAGCAATTTTGGGCTCCACTACTCAGCAGGCTGCAATTGCTGCGACAACGTCAGCCCAGGTTGCTGGGATTGGCGTTCAATCCGCTGCTAGCATCACAGCTGCCACTGCAACTACTGCCGCATGGACTCCGGCGGCCATCATGTCATCCATTGCCTCATTCGGTGGTGCCGTGGCGATCGGTATAGGCGCGATGGCTGGCATTCTGGCGCTGTCCGGCAAGCGTAAGAACGGCGGCCCTGTGAGTGCAGGCGGTATGTACCAGGTAGGCGAGGGCGGCATGCCTGAAATCTACCAGGCCAGCAATGGCAGTCAGTACATGATCCCAGGCGATAACGGGAAGGTGATTAGCAATAAGGAGCTGACGAATGGGGGAGGTGGTGGAGTAGTGGTCAATATCAACAACTATACGTCGTCAAACGTAGATGCGCAGGCAACACCAGACGGAAATGGAGGTTGGACGGTGGATGCATTCGTCTATGACCTCGATAACGGTGGTCCTGCCAGTCAGGCCATACAGCGAAATCACCAGGCACCACGTAAGGCAAGGAGCTAACTATGCCAATTCCATATCCTGACTGGCTGCCACTGGCGCAAAAAGGGAAAACACCGTCGACCGATACCGGGTTTCGGACGGACCAGCCGGCGGTAGGAGCGCCAATATTTCAGAAGCTAACCGATGACCTGAAGACCTCCTTTTCTCTTACGTGGATATTCACCCGGGATCAGCATCGAGCCTTCATGCAGTGGTTGCGTAGCCCGAACTACCTCGATAACTGCAATCAGTGGTTCACGATGCGCCTCGGGACCGGTACTGGCGACACAGGCCTTGAAGTTCAGGAACTGCATTTCCTTTCCTGGCCCACATGGTCGCAGTCCGGATCCATTTTCACCTGGAGTGGTGATGTTGTTGCGCGACAACTGGTTAACTCAGATGACGAGTTTGACGACATCATCATTGAGCTTCCGCCACCATGGGCCTCCTGGCTGGATATTGTTGTTACTGGCTATCCTGACGGGCGCGACCCGGAGAGTTTACCTAAGGTGCCTTAATGCCGACGCTCAGAGAATTTCAGAGCCGAAGGCCAAACCGAATCCTGTATGAAACAATCACGTTTTACAGCCCGGTCTTTGGCTATATCAGGCTCGTTAATAACCAGATATTCCCAAAAACGCTTGGCGGCCAGGTGTTCACTCCATGCCGGATGGAGCTTACGGAGAGCCAGCAAAGCAATACGCCGGTACTCGACAGCACGGTTAAATTTAGCCGCCTGGCGCAGGACTTTAAGCAGAAGCTGAAACTCTGGAAGGCGCATTCGCGCATCACGCCTATCTCGGCGACGTACCAGCAATTTGACGCAGCCGATATGTCCACGGCCATCAAGTCGTGGACGCTTTACGTCAGCGACTGCTCGATGGACGACAAGGACGTGACGTGCAGCCTGACGCGCGTAAACCCGCTAAATCGTAACGTCGGTCGGCTGTACACAGTCGAAGAATATCCGGGGCTCCAGAATGCTTAAAGACGATTTTATCTCGCTGGTTGAGGGCATCCCATGGAGTAACCGCGCATGCAGCTTTGACGCAGCTGACTGCTGGGGACTGGTGGTCCTCTATTACCGCCACGTTCTGGGTATCGAAATTCACCAGACGGTCGATTACGAATCCGGGCGCGACTTCATGACGTGCTATGACGCTGATGTCGTGTTCTGGCTGCCGGGCGCCACATTCACTGAGGGCGGGATCTTTGTCGCATGGGTTGGCAGTCAGCCGGTGCATGTAGGTCTGATTGTTGACGGTCGCGCGCTGCATAGTCGCGGGGAAAATGGACACGTCCGGTTCGACGCCATCCGGACAATTCAGAAGCTATTCACCAGAGTGGAGTTTTACACCTATGCCGGTAATCGAGATTCAGCGCGTTCCGGGGATGCCGAAGGACCGGGCGATTGTTAAAGCCGGCACGGTATTTTCAGAATGGCTTGAGCAGGAAAGTTTTCACCGCGATATCCGCATCAACGTTAACGGCAAAGAGCTGCAGCCCAATGATGAGCTTGAGTTTGCACTTCAGGACGACCACCGGGTAATAATTTTCGACCAGCCGAAGAACGGCGGTCTTGTCGGCACGTTGCTAAACCCTCTCGAGCACCTGAATCCGATCAAGTTCACCCAAAAGGTATTGTCTTCGCTGATGCCGAAGCCAAACACGAACGCCGGTGCCGGAAACAGCAAAACCTCACCTAATAACAGCCTGAAGGGGCAGACTAACATCGCGCGCAATGGCGAGGCCAAGCCGGACAATTTCGGCCAGATTCGCTCTTTTCCTGATCTGGGGCAGGAATCCATTTTCGAATATGACAACAACCTGAAATACATCACTGAGCTGATGGTATTTGGTCTGGGGAAATATGACGTTACGTCAGTCCGCTTCTCTGAGTCGAATCTCGGTTCTATGGCTGGAGCCAGCTACACCATTTACCAGCCAGGTGATGTCATCCCGGTCGTGAATGAGGGCTATCAGTTCGACGATGTCGACGGACAGGAAGTGCCAGGCCTTAACGAGAGCGACGATTTCCCGATTGAAACGGCGACGGCAAACACTGTCATCAGCGGTGTATATGCTGGCGGCCAGATAGCGATGAAAATCGTCAAACAGGCGGACTTCGACTACTTCGCTGACCTGACTTTTCCGCACCCTGTCACGTTCACTATCAACGTGACGTACCCGATCACCGGCGGCACTCGAACGGAAGATGTCACGCTGTCTGGGCGCCTGATCAGCTTTGCTGAGACAAACGATGGGTCTGTTGTAAGTCCTGTTTACTATTACACGTTCACGTTCGACAACCTGAATGGTCCTTCTATCCCCATCCAGGACGCCACAATCAACACAACCAAGTTCATCCTAAACGATAACGCCGCGCTGATCGTCGGTCCGTTTTTCTCCCCTATACCTTCAAGCCAGCTGTGGCTGCATACTAACTCCGGGCTCGGCGGTAACAGCGAAACGAACTGGGTTGTAAACATCTGGAAAGTGGACAATGACAACAACCTGATCCCGGGAACGGAACAGACGTTCACCTACCGGCAGACGACGCCGCACGACTACATGTCGGAGACGTTTAACCGGACTGATAAGCTAAGTCCTGCCGGCGGGTTTGGGCGCTATGCCATCACTTTCCAGAGGACCGACAACAGCAGCGACGCGAGCAAGCTGCAGGTCGAAGAGATTCATGCGGTAAACGTCAGGACAAACGTTGTTCACGCTGAAGATTCGCTGGTAATGGTGAAGGTACGAGCCACTGAGAACGCCTCTAGCGGGCGCGACAGGAAGTATAACGCGCTGATCACCCGCCACGTCATCAGCTACAACGTGACGACGCAACAGGTCGACTACACGCTCCGACCATCGCGTAAATTCGCTGACATCGCATTGTTTAACTGGCTGGTCGTAGGGCAGCAGCCGGAGTCGAGCATTGATATTTACGGCCTGTACCAGATCCAGGCTGAAATTGACGCTATCGACCCGCGTCTGGGTTATTTCGATTTCACCTTTGACGATGAGGATGTGTCGCTAGGTTCGCGCATGGAAACCATCTGCGACGCCGCCAGTGTATCGGTTTACGACGACAACGGTGTGCTGTCATTCACCCGAGACGGCAAAAAGACGTCTGCGGCCACGATATTTAACCGCTCAAACACCAGGCCTGATGGTTACTCGCTCTCTTACGACATGACGCTGCCTGGCGGCTATGACGGCGTTGAAG